CGTTTCGATAATGGCTTTCTGGTAATCGGTCTGCGCCTTAATTCTAACAAGATCTTCATCAGTGGAATAATACATATCCATATCGGATTTCATAGGTTTACTCATACCGTCAAATGGATCATATTTCCACTCGCGTTTGTCCATATCATCCTTGGTCATTTTCCCGGTGTAATACAGCCACTTATCTTTTTTCATAGATCCATACTCCATTTCCTTTTTCTTAAGCATTAGTTTTGCCATAGAAAAGAGCTCTAAGTATTTGGCGTGCAATTTAGAAGATTTCACCGTTTCATCATCAAGGCATACGTCATCAATAACCGCATCCTTTTTCCACATAACTAAAATATTGTTCAAATCCATCATATAGTATTATTTATTCTTATTTTATAATTAGAAATTCATCGTATCTAAACGATACATCAGCTTGCGCATATTCAACATCATTTGATTGTACATTAAAATCTACACCACTTAAAGAAATAGGGAACGCGTTCTTAAACTGAAATTGCTTATTGACAATATTATGGCTTGTCATGACAGAAAGAATCATATCAGAGACTTCATGCTTTTCGGTATTTTCCTTTAGCCAATTGTATATTTCTGTGTAGTTCTTCATATCCTCATCAATAGCAAACCTCAAATTTAGGCCTCCGAACTGTCTTGTTTCACTTGTTTGATAAGAAATTCCTCCTCTAAAATTCATTTGGACTTCTCCCGAAGTTACTTCAGGAAGCGCAAAGCTTGTTATAAAGTATTCGGTATTAGCGTATTTTTGCCGATTAATCGTAAGTCTAAACCCCACTGGAGAAAGAAGATTGGTGTTAGCAGTTAAATTATTCTGAGCCATAATGATATTTATACAAAAAAGAGGGCCCCCTTTCGAGGGCCCTCTTTAATTTAGGTTTTTAAACTCTACTAGCTTTGTCCACCAACGTTAATGTTCTTAACGCGGAAGGTACGATAGTAAGGGTTAGTATTGACAGCGCCAATTCCATCAACTGTTCCAGTGATTGGGTTAGCAACAAGACCGTAACGGGTCTTGAAGGCAATCTTAGGCTGGAAGCTGTTCTCTCCAATAGCGCGAACCATTGTGAGGGGCACGTATGGTGCGTAGAACATACCAGCGTCATAAGGGGAAGATCCCTTATAACCAACAGTAGCGTAGTCAGTCGAAGAATAAGGATCAATATAGACCTTAAGACGTCCGTTGAGGGTACCAGCAAATGTATTACCAGCAGCATCAACAGCAATTTCACCTTCACCGCCGAAGGTAAGCTTACCAGCAGCTGCAAGAGCAGAAGCAACGTTGCTTGAGCAGATAACAAAGTTACCTTTTCCACGACGTGTAGCAGTAGCAATTGCGTTAGCCTCTTGCTCGATCTGGAAGATCAAGGACTGGAACTTCTCAACAGCCCAACGGCCGTCAGCATCAGCAACAAGGTCAAATGCCTCAGTTGCGCCAACTCCACCCTTCTTACCAGTAAGAACGATGCTACGAATCACCTCACGGTTGATTTCAGCAAGGATCTCACCCGAAAGGATGTTAGCAAGCTCGGACTCAGCGTCAAGGCCGTGAACGGCTTTGAGGTCTTGTGCAAGCTCCATAGAGTACTCAGCCTTAAGCTGACGAGTCTTAGCAGTAACAGTCGACTTTTCGATAGTGAATCCCATTTCAGCAAGTCCACTGGCAGCAACTTCACCAGTAGCAGTAACAATACCACCACCGGCTGTAACACCAGATTCAGGAGAATCAAAGAGTCCGCCAGCATGAGCAGCGCCACCAACTCCAGAGAAGTCTGTGTCAGCCTCGTTGAAGAGAGCTTCGGTGTCTCCCGGGACGATTGGAGAACCATCACCGTAGCGAGCCTTCATCGCGAAGATGAGGCCGGTAGGTCCGCTCATAGGCTGGACACCTGCAACATCATATGCAATAAGGTTAGGCATTGCACGACGAACCAGTGAGATAAGCACTGGGTCAGGACTAGCAATTGCTCCGGTACCTTGGTTGGCATCAGCCTCGCTCAGCACACCGAATGAGGATGCTTGTGACTGTTCACGCATAGCAATCTCGGTATTCTCGAGAAGTTTAGCGGTAACAGCTTTACGATAGTTGTCTTTGATCGGGGGAGCGTCAGCGTGTTCAAGCACTGGGCCCCATTTTTGGATTTCTTTTTCTGCGTTTAGCATAATAGTTTGTCTTTCTTTTGTTGTTTGGTTTGGTTATTTGAAGCGAGAGAGAGTTGAAACATAGCGTTTCATGTCACCTGATAGATTGCTACTAGGATCAAGTTCTCCCTCGACGATTGTTTTTACGTTAGATGAATCAATTGATTCAGTGATGACTTCTTCTTTCGAAGAATCAGAATTAGAGAAGAATCCTTCTTTAATTGTAGCTACCTTAGATGCAAAGGTATCTGCATCTACGAAGTCAACCTCTTCAATGATAGAAGAGAGTTTAGCGACTTGTGTGGAAGCCAAATCAGCAGTTGCTTCAGAGAGAATCTTTTCACGATGAAGACTTTCGACTTCTTCAGTGAGAATTATATTCTTTCCTCGAACTCCTGCGAGTGCCTCCTTAACAGAAGTAACTTCATCAGAAAGCTGATCAACAAGATCAACCTTAGAATCAGGTACTTCGATGTAGTGTTCAGTGAACACACCTTGAAGAGCCTTCATGAAGTTTTCTGCGATCTCAGTGCGTAGCTTGTTGTCGACAAACTCTTGGTTTTCTCCGATCCAACTTTCGACTACATAAGAAAGATAATCATCAATCTTAGTAACGAGAGACTCACGGATGTAGCCAACTTCTTCTTGAAGATCATTATCATATTGAGCTTCAAGAGATTCTTTGATCTCGACAACACGGTTTGCAACAGCACCTTCGAACAGTGTACCAACCTTAGCTTTAAAGCTTTCAGTCAATTCTTGTTCAGAGTCAGCAAGGATTTTAAGATCTTCAACATAGCTTTCGATCTCTTTTTCCTCTTGTACATCACCACAAGAATCTTGGATAGCCTTATAAGAGGCTGTCAGCTGTTCTTTTTGCATAGTCTTAAGTTGACCGTACATTGCGTTGATGATGTCTGCCTTTGTCTTTGGCACTTCTACTTCGCCTCCATCTTCACTCACATTAATACCTTTATAAGCATTAACGAGTTGTGATTTCTTCATGGACTTAAGAGCGTCAAAACTTGCAGCAAGATAACCTGCTTTGGTCTTAACATCAGGAAGTTTGATTTCTTCTACAGAATCATCATCATCCTCATCTTTATCGTCCTTATTCTCTACTGAATCATCCTCATCGGACTCTTCTTCTTCTGTTTTGGTTGTGGCTTCTTCAACTTCTTCTTCATCTTCTTCAGAATCATCCTCATCGGACTCTTCTTTTTTAGATGTAGATTTGGCTTCTTCAACTTCTTCTTCTTCGGAATCATCATCGTCATCCTCATCGGATTCATCTTCGGATTCATTCTTCTTGGCTTCGCCTAGAAGTGCGTCTACGACGGCTTGAGTCAAAGTTTGACTTGTGTCCTCAGCAACTTCTTCAGGATTATCCTGCACAAGCTCCTGATTCTCAACAAGGTCCTTTTCCTCTACGTCTTCTATAATTTGGTTTTCTTCTGACATATATTCTTGTTTTAATTTAGAGTTTGGAGAGGAAATCATTGAAGATCCGTTCCTGAGCTTCGCTTACGCGCCCAAGTGGAACTTTATTAATTTCAGTCTCATATTCTTCAATTTGTTGAGGTTTGAGAAGACCATTCTCCCAAATCCATTCGACACCTTCCATAATACCTTCAACGAAGGCGGAAGGGGCAGAAGGATCTTGAACAATATCAACAGTTGAAAGGACATAATCTCCTTTAACAAATGTTTTGCCATCCTTTTGCTCAACAGTACCCATACCACGGCTAGAGACACCTAACTTACATCCACCTTCAACGAGACCTTTCACGATTTTGCCCATTGGTGTATCAAGTATAAGTGCCTTTCCAACAACGTCATTACCATCCCAATTAAGCTCGGTAATTCTGTGTGAAACTTTGTCTAAGTTAATCGCTGGTCCTTCGGGATGATTCAATTCACCCACTGCTCGGCCAGTTTTCACTTGTTCTTTAACATATTTACCACAAGCTGCTTCGAGAATAGCTTTAGGGTAAATCCTGTTGTTACGGTTTTCTTGCTCCGCCTGCATAAAGACACCTTTGATGAAAACGTTCTTTTCACCGTTGTCTTTCGCTTCAGTAATATACTCAAGCGTATCTAAATGTTCTGTAATTAATTTCATTGGTCTTATGCGTAAAAACCAGTTTTAGTAAATAGTACGGCGATATTTGCGCCAGTACCTGCTGCTGCCGTTGACGCGAAAATTTCATCGGTTGTGTTTTTACGAACTATGATGTTACTTTTGGTTGGAACATAAAACGAAGCATAACGAGTTCCAGATGTTCCTGTTTCTATGTGCACATATGCTGCAGCAGTACCAGTGTTTTGTACTAGTACTTGTTGAGCGTTACTCACATTCGACGCTGCAGCGGTTAGTGAAGCAGTCGTCGCGACTGTTAATGGTTCTATTTTCATTTTTCTTATTGTTGTTAGTCTTCCATTCCTAGTGATAGTGATGCGATAGCATCTTTTAAATTATCGAAGTAACCTTTACCGGCTGACTTTCCTCCGTCAAATTTGATTTTCCCCTTATCAAAAGAGAACTCAATAACAGAACCACCTCCGAAATCGACTGAATTGCCTTTCCGCTTGTGCCCGTGGCCCATGCCGACAAAATGTTTTATAAGCTTTTCAACATCATTTTTAGATGCTTCATTAACTACTTCTTTGGAAGTTTCTAAACTTGCTCCCTTGTTGTAAATTTCTCCTGCGACTCCTGCCCTACGAACTTCAATGGCCTGATCTAATTTTTGCTTCATCGCGCTACTAAAAGCTTCCTGGGAAGCAGTATTAGTAACGATACTTTTAAATAATTCTCTAGAAATATCACTCATGTTAGTACTATTTATAATTTTTTTGTTTTAGAGTTTTAGATATCTTCATCATCAATATCTTCTTCAGCTTCTTCTTCTTCTTCAATTTCTTTGTCTAGCCGCATGATATCTTCCTCAGTCTGTTTAAGTATAACTGTGCGGACATACTTATCGGAGATATATTTACCAACGATATCTTCAAGCATTTGAGACATCTCTAAGCGTTCTCTGAGAATTTCGAATTCTTTTAGTTCAGCAAAATAGTTGTCTTCCAGGAAGGTAATGTTGATAGTTTCTTCGATTTCTTCCCAGTCCTCTTCGGTAATAATTCCTTTAAGAATAAGCTGTATCCTTAAAGCATCCATTAGCATGAATGAAAATTTCTTGCGGAGACGATCAATAAACTTTTGGAACTTGACTTCTTCTCTAGAAACTTCACTTGCTCTTCCTACACTAAATGATGTTTCCTGCTCAAGCCGTGCCGTCGGAACGTTCAACGCGCGATACAACTTCCGTTGAAAGAATACAACATCATCAATTTGACCTAGATT